TGGGGACCAGAGTTTAGAGAAGCTTCCAGAAAAATACTGAGTAAAATTGGATATATACTATTAGTAAGTGATGTTGCTGTAGATCCACGATCTCCTTATGAAGATTGGTGGGTGCATCCAAACATCGCTAATAGTAAACCTCAAATGAAGACTAATAAAAAAATTAACTTCGCTTGGGATTATATGATGGAGAAATTATAATGAAAGCAGTTGTTGTAACTGGGGGATTTGACCCACTTCACTCAGGTCATATTGCATATTTTAAAGCCGCTAAAGAGTTAGGTACTATTTTATTTGTTGGTGTAAATAGTGATGAATGGTTAACTCGTAAAAAAGGAAGACCATTCATGTCTGCCGAAGAGCGGATGGCTATCATTAAAGAAATTAGTTGTGTAGGACACGTGTTCGAGTTTGATGATTCAGATGATACAGCAATTAAAGCTATTGAATATGTAAAAGAAAGCGTGCCAAATAATACACCAATTGTTTTTGCAAACGGCGGTGATCGTACTAAAGACAATATTCCTGAAATGGTTTTTGATGATGTAGAATTTGTTTTTGGCGTAGGTGGTGAGGATAAAAAGAATAGTTCTTCATGGATTCTTAAGAACTGGGATAAACCTACAACTGAAAGACTATGGGGAAAATATAAAGAGCTCGACACAAACGGTCATTGGAAAGTAAAAGAACTTTCTATTGATATCGGTAAATCTTTATCAGACCAACGACACTTTGTTCGTTCCGAACATTGGCATATTGTAGATGGTGAATTAAAAATGGAACTAGAATTTGCCAACGAATACTCTACATCCAAAGTTTACAAAACTGGAGACAGTATCGACATTCCAAAGCTTTGCTGGCATAAAGCGACAAATGTTGGAGATCGACCCGTTAAAGTTATTGAAGTTTGGATGGGATCTGAATTGTCTGAAGAAGATATTGAAAGAAGAAACTAATATTATTTTGTAACTGATAAATCAATTATACCAACCTCTGGATCTTTGTCAACGGTTTTTTTATAAATATCTACAAAAGAATTAATCTAACCAAAGGAGAAACAGATGGCTTTCCAATTATCAGTGGACGTTAGAAATGCCACATTGCAAGCGATCGAAACAGAAGTTGGAGCTAGTCCTGTATTAACAATTAGTTCAGGTGTAATTCCAGCAGATTGTGCGACAGCAAATACCGGAACAGTTTTAGCAACTATGGTGCTACCAGCAGATTGGTTTAATACACCTGCACTAGGATCTATTACACTTTCTGGTACTTGGCAAGATCTATCAGCTGACGCTTCAGGCACTGCTTCATATTTCAGATTGCACAATAGTGGTGGCACAACATGTCATATGCAGGGAACTATTACTGCAACAGGTGGCGGTGGCGACATGCAGCTCGATAACACAAACATCGCTTTAGGCCAACAAATCAATATTACTGCATTTACCATTACGGCAGGTGGGGCATAATTTAAAGGACAAGCCCCATGTCTGCTAATGGCGCATTTACATCTACATTAGATTATAATTTCATCGGCGGTGGTGTCGTCACTGTAAGAGGACCTGTGTCTGTTAGCATAGATCCTATACTCGACGCCTCCGCCGTTGTTCCTATATCTGCGTCATTCTCAAATTCAATAGACTTTACTTTTGCTGGAGGTATTGAGACTCCAACTATTAAAGCTTACGTTGATGTTTCTTTTGACTTTACTGCATCAGCCACAGCAGGCCAAGGTATTCAAACTTTTGGTTCTTCTGAATGGATTAATAGACTTAATTTTACTGGTAGTGCTGAAGGTTATGTTGTAGTCCAAGCATATTTCACACCAACTTTAGAATTCAATTTAGATACAAACATATATGTTTTCTCAGAAGGTCCAGCTGCTGGGTTAATAGATTATTCTGTAGCAGCAAAAGGTACTAATGTTTCTACTCATATTTACGATAGAGTCGGCGCAAGTTATTGTTCAATTGATTCTTTAGATCACAATATAGTAAACATAAACGTTCAATCTAATTCTATTAAAATTTCTGATAATGGTTCACGAGCAGCAGAAATTATTCAAAACTAATAAATAAAAGTAAAATCCGGAGAAAAAAGCATGGCCTCAAGCTTTTACATAAAACAAAATGATACTGCACCGACTATTGAAGCTGCTCTTACAGATTCTAATGGTCGTGCAAAATCTATGGCCACTGCAGCCAATGTTAGATTTCACATGAAAAGTGAAAAAGGCGACATCTTAATTGAAGATGGAGTTGGTTATGTGGTAAATACTACTAAAGGAATAGTTGCATACGAATGGCAAGCTGGTGATACATCAAACACTGGTATTCATAGCGCTGAGTTTGAAATAGAATACTCAAATGGCCAAGTAGAAACTTTTCCAAACACCGGTTACATTAAAGTAATCATAAAAGATGAGTTAGCATAATGGCACAACCGCAATCTAGAGAAGAATTTATTGATTATGTTCTAAGAAAAATTGGTGCACCGGTCATCGAAATCAACGTGGCTGAAGAACAGGTTGAAGATAGAGTAGATGAAGCTCTTTCGTTTTGGAACGATTACCATTATAATGGAAGCCAATTAGTTTACTTAAAACACGAAATCACTCAAGCAGATAAAGATAACGGGTATATTACTTTACCTCAGAAATTGCTAGGTATCTCAAAAGTATTTCCATTTGATACATCAATTTCTACTGGTACTGGGATGTTTAATGTTCAATACCAATTCGTATTGAATAACCTAACAGATCTTACAAGTTATAATCTTCAGCATTACTATATGACAATGCAGCATATCGAATTTATGCAGGAGATTTTAGTAGGTAAACCTTTTATTCGTTATAATAAACACGTAAACAAACTTTTCATTGATACAGACATTTCTCACTGGGCTGTTGGAAATTACATTATTATTGAAGCATACGATGTAATTGATCCAGATGCTTATTCAGATGTTTGGAACGATAGATGGCTTCAGAATTATGCATCAGCTCTTATTCGTGAACAATGGGGTTTGAATTTAACTAAATTTACTAACATGCAGTTGGTCGGTGGCGTTTCATTTAATGGTGAACAGATTCTAGCTGAAGCCCGTGAAGAGCGAAGAGCAATGGAAGAAGAAGCAGTTCAAAATCTACAGCCTTTAACATACAATTTTATCGGATAATGAGATGGCGACCAGTGTATACTTTAGAAACTATGATAACTTCAACGAACAGAATTTAATTGACGATTTAGTTATCGAATCAATTAAAATTTATGGCATTGATGTTACATACATTAGTGGACTATTTAATAACGTAGATCGTATCTTAAATGAGGATGACACACCTCTTTATGATGAGATGTATGAGTTTGAAGTGTACGTTAAAAATGTTGATGGATTCGAAGGTGAAGGCGACTTCCTATCTAAGTTTGGTTTAGAAATTAGAGACCAAGTTACTTTTTCAGTAGCAATTAGAACTTTTGAAAAACATGTTACAAGAGTAAATGACACTAAAGTTCGCCCAAGAGAAAACGACCTTATTTGGCTTCCATTAAATAAGAAGATGTATAGAATCACTTATGTTGAACATGAAAGTGTTTTCTATCAAACTGGTGCTTTGCAGGTTTATGATATTAAATGTGAACTTATGGAATACTCTAATGAATCATTTGATACCGGTCGCTATGATATCGATCATTATTTCGACGATATTAAAACTACTTCTGATACTGTCACTACACTAGAAGATATTGAAACAACAGATCCGTTGGCTCAAAACCTAGCGTTTGAAGAAGTAGCAGATGATATTATAGACTTCTCTGAAATAGATCCATTCAGTGAAGAGATCAGTATACAGGATAATAACTAATGGCAATTGCAAATCATTTCTATAATGAGACTACGAGAAAATACGTAGCATTATTTGGAACAATCTTTAATCAGTTAAAGATCACAAGAAAAGATAATGCCGGTACAGTAACACAATCTATGATTGTGCCTTTGTCTTATGCGCCATTCCAAAAAGTTCTAGCTAGATTAAACGAAGATCCTGATCTATTGAATAGTCAAAGACCAGCTATTAGATTACCTAGAATGTCATTTGAAATCGTAAGCGTTTCTTATGATCCTTCTCGTAAACTTGCTTCTACTATGAAGATGAGAAAAGATTCTAAAGCTGAAGCAGACTCATCGCGTAGTTTTGTGTATTCATCTGTTCCATATAACATTGACTTTTCTTTGTA